CTTGGGCCTGAATATGTTGACATTTATACTACTTCTTTATTTAAATCATAGCGGGCCTTGGAACAAGGCTGAATCTCCAAATGGCAGTTGATAGCCTAATTGTGAACTTACTCCAAGATCGGTCGCAATCTGCATTGCGGTAGTCATCTTTTTGCCTTTTTTCTTAGGTTGCCTTGGAGTTTCGTCTACAGGGTTGGGAGCATCTTTTACAGGAGTTTCATTTACAGGCGGGCTTTCTATAGGCTGTTTGGTGTCCTTACCTCCGATTCTGTCAATATGTTTTTGAGTATTGTCTCCTACTCGAATCTGACCTTCATCAACATATTTATCTCGTAGTTTTTCAACTTTCTTTGCTGAATGGCCACCGCCCTCTTCACTCATTAAATACTTTACGTCCTTTTTAGTAAAACCACCGCCACCAGCTGTTGTTGGGTCGTAATGTTTTAGCTTTTTCGAAACGTCAGCCAGCTTTCTTTTCAGGAAATTCGAACCTCCTTGTGTAGTTTCTGCACCTGTTTTTTGAATATATTTATTAATCTTGTGATAACTAACACCAGCGTCTACAGCACCTTTCATCTCGCTTTTACCAATCCTTTTCCCAGGATCAAATTCGTTGAAGTAACCTTTACCGCTTCTTGTAGCTTCTTGGTTGTAGGGACCTTGAAACGGCTCATCCTTGACATTGACAAACATGTCGCTTGAATAAGATTCTCCGTTTTGGTTTTCACTGCCCGTTTCGGCTTTCTTTATTACTGTTTTTGATTTATCACGAGCTTCTTGACGCGGAAGTTTTAATCCCTCTTCTATCCTTTTCTTACTATGCTCTCTTTTGCTGCCAGATTTATTCTGCTGTTCGGCAGTGAGATTACTCCATTTTTCAAAATATCGTTTACTTGGCGGAAGATCTGGCTGTAATACCTGACCTTGTGTCGGGGCTTCGATTCTAATAGGCTGACCCATGATTTATTTAAACTACATGCTTTCACTATTGTAATCAACTTGCAAACTTCCTCTTCTTAAGAGTCCTCCAATCGTTAGTACCATTGAGTCGACAGCATCATCATGAGAGGCATGCCCAAAGTTTAATAGCTCTTCTTCAAGTACATCCCATTTGCGCCATTTATTCCAAACAACTTTTTTGTGTTCGTATAATCCCAGTATTCCCCTCAATCTAGCTAGCTTATCACCACGGAACCCTTTAACAGGTGAAATGGCCAGGTTATATAAAGCACGGTCTTCAAACATTATTCGTTTGAAATCACCTTCGAATGATGTTTGATATGCCACTGCTTCAGGCCAAATGACGCAGTGTGATGTGGTTGGGAAATACTGCCCTTCATCGTTTTCAATTAAAATGTGCCAGTCAGAAAGCATCTCACAAAGAGTGTCCATTTTTTCAATATTTCCCATAGATCTACAGCGGCGCTGATCGATTAAATAGACCTTACCTTCATAGATCCCTGCAAGGGTAAAGACTGTCCAGTCATTTTTTTCTGTCAAACCTGCACTTAGGTCAATGCCAACACCTATGCAATCATATTCTTCTGGTACCTCTCCTTTAATTAAAAGATCTGGTGAAATACCAACATCACTTGACTGAACTGCTGTATTTAAATACTGATATGCAAAAGCAACTCTATCTTCTGCTTTTCGCTCATTCAAGTATTTCATTGACCAGAATTCAGGCCAATATGACCTAGACCTTCCATCTTCGTCGGTTATGACCGCTTTTTGTACGATTTGCTTCCAGTTATTCTTTGGTACAAATAACGTGGCGTGAATATCGTCAAAGTGGAACCGGGTTCCCAAGCAGATGGCTCTTGCCCCTTGAAACATCGTAGGCGCGATAACGTTCGACCACGTTGCTTCCATTTCACGCCGTATATCTGGGTTGTTGATGGACGCAGCGGATTTGATAGGGTCATCGATAAGTACCAGCTGCGATCTCTTCGATGTGATCGCACCCTTGAGACCACCACACGCAATGGTAAACGCCTCTTCACCTGCTGTATCAATCCCCGCAAACTCATAATCAATACTCCAGTATTCATCTGACCGTTTGATCTTCGATAACCGCACCATCGGGAAAACTTCTCTGTATTTCGCACTGCTCAAAATCCCTTTGATTGTTGCACTCTTTGCTCTGCTGATATCGACCATGTAAGCAATGTAGAGAATCCGCAGCATTTTCTTGGCAGCAGCATGTCGGCCTATCATCCAAGCTGCAAACAAACCAAGCACAGTGCTTTTGGCAGAACCACGCGGTGCGAGGATCGATGTGTTCTGTCCTCCGATACCTAGTAGACATTCACTATCTTCACCTGTACAAAGTTCGTTGTGCCATTCCAGCATATGTTTTGCTGGAGTTTTTCCCATGATTTTGCAAAATGCATGGAAGTCGTCTCGTGCTTCTAATACCTGAGGTGATGGCGGTTTGCTTGTTATTTTTGTAGCAGTCATTAATGCGCTACGTCTATACGCCAAAGAAGCACTAGATATTGCCATATAATTAGTATTCGATGTGAACAGTCTATCCTAATATTTTATGTAAGCTAGGACCCATTCCCAGAATGTCGCCTGCAAATCGGTTTGCATACCTATTTTTTCCTCTGACGTTTTGTCTACTTATGATTCCGAGTCGTTTTTTATTAAGTCTTGTATTCCTTCGATGATTTTTTTCAATGGACTGCTCTTCAGCTTTTGAAACCAAGGCGTTTCTTTTAAGTTGATCTTTTGTGATTCCGTGAGCAATTCCTAATTGATAGTTACGCAATGCAGCTTCTTCTGCTTTGGGATTGTTTCCATACATTGAATCACTGCTAGCACTGCTCATTGAAGGCAGGGCCATTGATACTGCGGCTTGCTGCTTTAATGCACCAAGGCCCACATCTTTAATTGTTGGAAGTACTATGCCTTCAGCAACCTTATCAATATACCTTTCTAAGTCTTTAGCCATTACTAATTTCGCTATAGAGCTTTGCCCATGCAGCATTAATTGCATTTTCAATGGGCTCAGCAAACTGTGGATCATCTTTGAAGATAGAGCTTATTTCACGCATAATGCGGTCGGCCCCTGCCATAATCAATCCTCGTTTATCGGTACTGCGATTCATTCTTTCGCTGGTTTCAATATGCGCTCTCAGCTCCTTTTCCAAGGCAGCCAATCTAGCAGCACCATTATCCCCCTTGATTTCACCGGAGGTAATTGCCATTCGAAGCTCTTGTATATCGGAGTGTAGAGCAGAAATTTCACTATTAAGGATGCCACGCCTATCAAGCTTTCGGTACTTCATTTTAACCCAGCGAGTTAAATCATTAAATGTACCTTGATAGCCAAGTATTCGTGAGTACACCCATATCTCAATGACTGAGGGTGTTACTTCAGCAAAATCACAAAAGTCTTCACTATCTGCTGCTGGAAGAGTATCTAACCACTCGTCTACAAATGTGATGTATATCTTGGCTCCCGTCGATGTTTTTGTGGTCATTAGAACATTCCCGCAAGACTTCTAGCCCGTTTACTATCTTGATTCTTCATGTAGGTATCAGCTCTGGATTTAGCTTCAATTGTTTTACGGTCTTGATCTCCAGTACGTTCAACAACTCCAAAGGCCTGCTCCTTAGATCGATCAGCAACCCCGAATGCCTGCTCTTTTCCTCGATCGGCTACATATTTAGTTGCATCTGCTTGTGTCGAGGCAATGTCTTTGTCAGCACCTGCTCGCGTTGAAGCAACTGTTGTTGCAGCGCCGGCTTGTGTTTTAGCGACTTCTTTAGCAGCCTCTCCTTGCGTCGATGCAACGGTAGTGGCAGCACCCGCCTGTGTTGTTGCAACTGTAGTAGCGGCTCCAGCCTGTGTCTTTGCTACCGCTTCAGCTGCTTGCTTTTGTGTACTTGCAACTGTTGTCTGTGCTCCAGCCTGTGTTGTAGCTACATCTTTTGCTGCTCCGGCTTGAGTAGTTGCAACTTCCGTCGCTGCATCTTTTTGTGTACTGGCCACCTCTGTGGCTGCATCTTTTTGTGTACTTGCAATGGCTTCTGCGGAATCGGCTTGATATTGAATACCTTCTAAACTCTTATCGGCACCATATTTTGTACCTGCTAATTGTTGATCGGCGACGTGTTTTGTACCTGTTAGTTGCTTGTCTGCTACATCTACCATCGCCTTTGTTTCTAACGTGGCAACATCAGTTCGTCCTTGCACTTCAGCATCCGTTACGTCTCGAAGAGTTTGATTATTGTCTTTATTCATATTGAATTCATGCGTTCGCGTTAGTGCATTTTCACCAGCCTGAAATGCCTCTCGATTTTTTTGGAATAAATCCTCTTGTTTGTAATTTGCTTTTGTTTCACGAATACGCTGATCTAATGAAGCCTCGTTGAATTTTATATTATCTGCGGTTTGAAACTGCTGGTCAGCTCGATCTAGCATTCTATTGGTTACATTTCCTGCCAGGTCGTAACGGAAACTATCTGCTAATGCCTTGCGATCGGGATCATCACTTTTACTGTCTGCATTAATATCCCCATAAATACTGTCTATTCCCATGACACCGGAATATGTGTCAGTCATCGGATCTGATGAGCCTTTTCCAGATGATCCACTCTTATACTTGTTATATTTATTTTCAAGGAACTTTATAGCACTCTGCTCTACTCCTATCTTTTTATTGCTAGACACAAAGTCTTGCAAGTCTTTTTTCTTTATACCTGCATCAGCGGCTTCTTTAAACTCTTTCTTACTTAGAGTTTTACCGAGTCTATCTTTATTTTGCTTATACCAATCTGCTGCATTCATGCCTATTAGTAGCTTATACGTTTCTTTATTCTACAAAGTTACAATAGGGGAAGTCTGAGCGTAAATGATGGGCTATTCACGTATGGCAGATATTAAGGGAAGATACTCTCGTGGATCTGCTGCAGCCAACGAAGCAATTACAAAAATGCTTTTGCAAAAGAATCATATGGAGCGCGATTGGGATAGTGATAAAGGCTTTATGGAACAGATGTACGATCGTCAAGATGCTCATAACGAGAAGATGATGAAGCTTGGCGGACCTGTAGATTTCCAAGCTATTCAAAACAGACGTAATATGATTAACGCTGGTATTGGTCAAGTCTTTGATAGTTTCGCTGAACAGCGACGTAGAAATGCTTACAGGCAGGAGGAATTAGATAGCCAAAGACAATATCAGAATGATTTAAAGGATCTCCAGCAGATGATCTTTGACCGCACCAAAAACGCTTATGAGCTTCCTAATGAGGCCCCTGTTATCAATGGAGGCTTTAGTAGCGCAGGTAGTTGGAACCCCCCTTCTGACCTATATCAATCTCCAGCAACTTCGAATTCGTGGTTTACTTTTTAATCAGCTTTCATTAATGCCAACAAGGCCAGAACGCTCTTCAATGTATCTTCTCTAGATTCACGTTCGTAGCGCTTCTCTTGCAGATCTAGTCCCCTTAAAGCAGTGGTTTGATTCAATCCTGCAATATCCATTTGATTCTGAAGTTGAGCTAATGCGATTGAAGAATTACGACGATGTTCTTCATCTCGCAGATCTCTTTCAATACCTAATGCCCGTTCTTCTTTATTTAAGACTTTTTCCCTATCTACTCTTTTATTCCACGAAGCTGTTGATTCATTTGGCCTTCTCTTAATGACATCGACATCACCTGATCGTGTACGATCTAAAATACCTGGTTTTCCAATACCTGTACCACCTAACCTTTTATCTAAAGAATCTTGTGTAAAACGATCATCTAAACCAATTTTTCCTAACAATTCTGGAATGAACCCTGGTTCATATTTACCTGTATTTGCATTCGGATTTAGTGCAGCTTCGTCTGCCCATTTTTCGGAATTTAGACCGTAATCAATTCCGTATAAAGCAGCTGATCCACCTGCAATGCTTCTGCCTACAGGTGTTTTCAGTACATTGAATGCAAACCTTGGCATGGTCAAAGGATTAAATACATCACCGATATATTTACCTGGTGATTGCCAATATCCTTTTGCGGCGGTCGCTGCAACGTTAGGTGTGACTACAGGTGCTGTTGGTGTGACTGAAGGGGGGTTGATAGGTATTGTATATTTGCGCCCGTTTTTAAAAACTGTCTCTACTGTCTTTGGACTAGCTACCGACTTAGTTGCAGCAGGGGCTGATCGACTGAAAAAGTTTGCTACACGTTTACCAATTGCCGGTAAGAAGTTTCGCAT